AGGACTGGACGGCGTTGATGTACCGGGCCGACGAAACCGGCCTGATCGACCCCGACGAGCTTGCTGCCAACCAAGCCATCCAGTCCGAGAGTCAGTTCGCCCGCGAGTGGCTCTGCGATTTCAGCGCGGCCACCGACAACACTTTGCTGTCAATCACCGACGCAACGGTGGCCGCTGGCCGCGTCTACAAGGCAGACATCCTAGATGGCGCCCCCCGCATCATGGGCGTCGATGTCGCCCGGTTCGGAGACGACCGATGCACCATCGTGCGCCGCCAGGGCCTCCAGGCTTATCCGCCCCAGGTCTGGGCCAAGCTGGACAACATGACTTTTGTCGGCCATGTCGCCCAGGCCGTCGCCGACTGGCATCCCGATGCCGTGTTCATCGATGTCGGCAACGGGACCGGCGTGATCGACCGGCTGCGGCAACTCGGCTTTGATGTCAATGAGGTTGCGTTCGGTGGCCGGGCCAACCGCCAGGGCCTCTATGTCAACCGGCGCACCGAGATGTGGGCCGAGATGGCAGAATGGGTCAAGTCAGGTGGGGCGATCCCCAACGACCCGGCGCTCAAGACGGACCTTTGCTCCCCGACATATTCGTTCGACGCCTCCAACAAGATGTCGCTGGAGAAAAAGGACGATATCAAAAAGCGCGGAGGCCGCTCGCCAGACATCGGCGATGCCCTGGCCCTGACCTTCGCCGCCCCCGTCGCGCCACGCCACGGCATCGTCTACGACCGCGCCTATGACACGGTGAAAACGGAATATGATCCTTTTTCATAAATGTTGTGGTATAGCTTCCTAGCTACCGCAACGGAGGTTGGGAATGGATCGCGACTATATTGGCCGTCAGGCATTCAATGCGATCTTCGGAGATCGCGTGGTTTCCAGCAGGACTCCTGATGTCCTCGTCCAGTTCCAGTACGGCATCAGCACCCGCGACTGCGTCACCACCCTGACCGGCGATGGCGCTGCATCTGCATCGGGGGCCGTCGCGACCATCTCGGTCGGCGGAACCAACACCGGCACCGCCACCGTCCGGTCAATCCATACCCTGCGATACCAGCCCGGATTCGACGGCTATGCCTTCTTCACCGCTGCCTTCAGCGCAGCGACGGCTGGCTCGTATCAGAAGATCGGGCTCTTCGACACCGACAACGGATTCTACATCGGCCAAGTCGATGGCGTGTTCGGATACGGCTTCCGCACTGGCGGCGTCGATACCTTCACCGCCGCCACCGGGATGAAATGGAACGAGTTCAACCCGGCCAAGGTCAACATCTTCCGTATCAACTTCGGATGGCTTGGTGTCGCGCCCGACTTCTTCGAGGTCTACGGCACCAGCGCGAACGGATGGGATTTGATCGGCAAGGTCGAGGTGGTCAACCGGCAGCTTGTCCCGTCCATCGTTCAGCCGGTCCAGCCGATTCGGGCTGAGGTGGGCCGCACCAGCGGCAGCGGCGCGGTAAACCTCAAGACCATCTCTTGGTCAGCCGGGCGCATCCAGTCGTTCATCGGCCCGCTGCCTTCTGATCGCGGCAACGCCATCAGCGCGAACAAGTCTGGCATCACGACCGAGACGAACGTGGTGACCATCAAGAACGCGACGACATTCGCCACATTGACCAACAAGATCGCCTCGATGATCGACTTCATCTCGGCGTCCTGTGATGGCGCAAAGCCGGTGACTATCAAAATGAAGATGAACGCAACCTTGGGCGGATCGCCCAGCTACGCCAACATCGATGCCAACAACTCGGTCATGTCGTATGATACTGCTGGCACCACCGTGACCGGCGGGACGCAGATTCTCTCGTTCCAGTTGGCGACCAACGGAAGCGAGCGAATCCTGATCAGCGACGTTCTGGACATCCATATTATGCCCGGCGACACGCTGACGTTCTCGGCAACATCGAGCAATTCGGCCCATGTGTTCATCGACGTTCGATGGCGAGAGCTGTTCTGATATTTGCATTTATTCCTGTCATGGGGTAGTTTGGCCTAAACCTCAGTGAGGGATCGATGCGGGCGCTGGTCATCTTCGGCTCTGAAAATACCCATCCCCTAGCCTGGATGCTGAACAAGCGGCGCCGGCATGTGTTCTGTGCTGTCCAGACCGACAGCGCCTGGGTGGTCTTCGACTGGTATCAGGGCCTCCCCATCATCACCCTGGCCCCGCTCGACTATTGCCTTGTCACGCACTACCTCGACCAAGGGTATGAGGTGGTGCCGTATGACCGAGGCCATGAGCCGGTGATGGCTCCGTTCGTCATCAACAACTGCGTCACTGCGGTCAAGGTGCTGTTGGGCATCAAGTCCTGGGCCTCGACCCCGCATGGCCTATATCGACACCTGACCGAGGAGCCGCGCTCGTTCTGGCGGTGGATGTCGGTGCCGGGGTTTGGAGGGAAGAAGGATGGTGCCGCGCTTCCTCCTGTCCAGATGACCCCGCCGAATGGAATGGAGCTGCTGTCGCCAGGGCAGAAGATGCTGGGAGAGGGTCATATGCGCGGCCAATCACCGGAAGATCGCGCTGCCGCTATGAGTTCTGTCGCCGCCTTCCTCGATGGCGGGGCGCAGCTCGTCCCGGTGATGGGCGGTCTGTATCAGGCCGGGACGGCTGTCCGAGACGGTGACGCGACGAATCTTGCGGTTGGTGCGTTCTCCGCTGCCACTGGTGGATCATCTCGAAATCTTCCGATACTGGCCCGTGGGGTGCAAAAGGCCCAGGCCGCTGATCAAATGGGCAGTGCTGTTGCTGGCGCTAGCTCTCGAAAAGGGTATTGACCATGCTGAAGAATCTCAAGCGCACCCTGTCGGTTCCTGGCTTCGGTGGTGGTGGCACTCCCTCCCCACCCCCGCCTCCCCCGCCCCCGCCCGAGCCGCCCAAGATGGTGGACGAGGCGGTGGTGAAGGCCCGCACCGACGAGCGCAAGCGGGCCGCCCTGGCCGCCGGTTCGGCTGGCACCATCAAGACCTCGCCGCAGGGGTTGACCGACACGGCCAACACTGCGGGTAAAACCCTGCTGGGGCAGTAAATCATGGATGCGAACAACATCAGCGCGACGAGTCCGAAATCCAAATATCTGCGCCGTTGGTCCGCGCTGGAGTCGGAGCGGTCGAGCTGGCGTTCGCATTGGATGGAGCTGTCCGATTACATCGCCCCGCGCCGGGGGCGCTTCCTGCTGCAAGAGGGCCTGAAGGGCCGCAAGCGCAACACCAAGATTATCGACTCCACCTCCATCATCGCCCTGCGGACGTTGGCGTCTGGCATGATGAGCGGCCTGACCAGCCCGGCCCGGCCCTGGTTCCGCCTCGCTACCCCGGATCGTGAACAGATGGAATATGGCCCGGTGCGCGACTGGCTCGACGCCGTCGAGCAGAAAATCTATTACATCCTGACCAAGTCGAACTTCTACAATTCCATCTTCAACGTCTACGTCGAGCTTGGCGCGTTCGGAACGGCGGCGCTCTGGCGCGAGCCTGACTTCAAGAGGGTGGTGAACTACAAGCCGCTGACCGCTGGCGAATACGCCCTGGCCGAGGGCGAGAGCGGCAACGTCGATACGATCTATCGCGAGTTTGCCATGTCGGTGGGACAGATCGTCGAGAAGTTCGGCATCGACCCTGAAGGCAAGAAGATCAATTGGGACAACATCAGCCAGTCCGTCAAGAACCTCTGGGATCGCGGGAACTACGACACTTGGATCGATGTCATGCACTCGGTCGAGCCGCGCCGGGACCGCGACTATTCCAAGCGCGACGGCAAGAACAAGCCGTTCAAGTCCTGCTATTTTGAGCTGGGCGGCGATGACGACAAGATGCTGGGCGAGGGCGGCTTCGACCGATTCCCTTCCTACACCCCGCGTTGGGATGTCCTGGGCGGCGATGTCTACGGGCGCTCGCCGGGCATGGATGCGCTGGGCGATGTGAAGCAGCTCCAGCAGCAGCAGCGGCGCAAGGCCGAGGGCATCGACAAGATGGTCAACCCGCCGATGACCGCGCCGGTCAGCCTGAAGGGCAAGACCGCCACCGTCCTTCCGGGCGGCGTGACCTTTGTTGATCAGACGCAGGGCCAGCAGGGATTCGTTCCGACCTATCTGGTTCAGCCGCGCATCAACGAGCTGATGCTGGACATCCAAGACGTTCAGGCCCGGATCAACCGGGTCTTCTATGCCGACATCTTCGCCGCCACCTTGCAGTCGGATCGGCGCAACGTAACGGCAACCGAGATCGCCGAGCGCCATGAGGAAAAGCTGATCCTCCTCGGCCCGGTGCTTCAGCGGCTCAACACCGAGCTGTTCGACCCTCTGATCGACGATGTGTTCTCCTTCGCATTTGAGGCTGGCTTGATCCCCGAGCCGCCCGAGGAGATCTCCGACACCGATCTCAAGGTGGAGTACATCTCCATCCTGGCCCAGGCCCAGCAGGCTGTCGGCGCGGCGTCCATAGAGCGGACGCTTGGCTTCGTCGGCAATCTGGCGGCGGCGAATCCAGAGGTGCTGGACAAGATCGACTTCGACCAAGCGGTGGATGAATACTCCAGCGTCCTGGGGACGCCGTCGAGCATCATCCGCTCCGACGATGCGGTGGCTGAACTGCGGGCTGGCCGAGCCAAGGCCAACCAGATGGCGCAGCAGCAGCAGATGATCGCCCAGTCGGCGCAGACGGCCAAGGTGCTGTCCGAGACGGACACGCAGAACCCCAACGCCCTGACGGCTATCATGCAGGGCGGGTACTGATATGGCCCGGCGCAAGAAGGTCTATGACGCGAGCAACCCCGAGGACATCGAGGACGCGAAGCAGATGACGGACGATGACGCGGCATCGCTGCGTTACGTCATGGCGTCTCCGCTGGGCAGGAAGTTCCTCTATGGCCTGATCCATGGCGTCTGCCATATGCACGGCAACATGTTCACCGGGAACTCTGGGACGTTCTTCAACGAGGGCGCCCGGCAAGTGGGTGTCCGTCTTATGCAGGATGTCATTGCATTGGACAGGAATATGTACTTAACTATGCTGAAGGAAAACCTAGATGAGTGACGAAAC